TTATAAATAAAAATAAAATCAATTAAATTTAAATTTACATGAAAAAAAATAAAATAATACGTTCATTAGTTATAAGTGGCGGTGGTGCTAAAGGAGCATGGGCTGGTGGTCTAATACAACAGATGATTGAAGAACGTGGATATGATTGGGATATGTATTTTGGCACATCAACAGGTTCTTTATTAATAACATTAACACCTCTTCATGAAATGAATAAACTAAAAGAAGCATATACAAGTGTTAATAATGAAAACATTTTTTCAGTTAATCCATTCACTAAGAAAGGTAAAATAAATGTGATAAATGCCGCATGTAGAATTTTAAAAGGTAAAACTTCATTAGGTGAATCTGGTGAATTAGAAAAACTAATTAGAAAAATGTTTACAATTGACAATTTTTATGATGTAGTACTTCTTAACAAAGATGTATATCCATGTGTTACAAATTATACAAATAATAGGGTTGAATACCTTCACAATAAATTTGCCACATATGATGAATATGTGAAATTTACTTTAGCGTCTACCAGTGTTCCGCTTGCAATGAATTTGGTTGATATTAATAATGTACAATATTTGGATGGTGGAGTTGTAATGCATGTTCCAATTCAGAAAGCTATTGACGAAGGAGCTGATGAAATCGATGTTATTGTTTTAAGACCTGAAAAAATTGATGATACACCTTGGAAAGCAAATAATATGCTTGACGTTTTAATGAGAACAATTGACATTATGCAAGACCAAATTTCACAAACAAATGTTATCATTGGACAATTGAAGGCTAAAGAAAAAGATGTTAAATTAAGAATTAGATATACTCCATATAAATTAACTGATAACTCATTAATTTTTAATAAAGAACAAATGTTGAAATGGTGGGAAGAAGGTTATGAATTTGGTAGAAAAGATAATATGTCTGTTAAAGTAATTTTGAAAAAAAATTAACTACTCACCATATAAATCTTTCTTTTTAGAACATTTCTCTTTAATAATCTTTTCGACAAAAGCAAACATTTTTAATCCATTTTCCTCACAATATTTTTTTAAAATTTCGTGGGTGGCAGGAGTAATTTTAAGGTTTTTATTGCGTTTCATAAATCTTTTATTAATAAGTATGATAAAAGTATGAAACTTATCATACATAAAAAAAAATTTTGCAAAAACCGAGTATATTTATAAATAAAAAGAATAATACTATAAAAAAATAAATTAAGAATGGCTTCTAATCAAGTATTTGTTAGTCCAGGTATTTATACCTCAGAGAAAGACCTTACATTCATAACTCGTCAAGTTGGTGTAACAACTTTAGGCTTAGTAGGTGAAACAACTAAAGGACCAGCTTTTCAACCTATATTTGTTACTAATTATGATGAATTTAAAACATTCTTTGGTGGATTAAATCCTGCTAAATTTGGTAATGGTTTTCCTAAATATGAATTACCATATATAGCTAAATCATATTTAACTCAATCAAATCAATTATTTGTTACCAGAGTTCTCGGTCTTTCTGGTTATGATGCTGGACTTAGTTGGGGTATTACATTAAGTGCTGCTCTCGACCCTACCACTAGTGGTGACACATCAACTGGAAATACTAGAGCTATATATTTCCAATGGACTGGTAATACTGGAACAACTAAAGTTATAAGTATTAGTGCTCCAAACGACCCACTTTTAGAAACATTATTTAATTCTGGTTATTTTGCAACAGAATTTGATTCATTAATTAACAGTACAATTGGCACAACAACATCATTACCTATTAGATTTACTAAGATAGGTGGTGTGTTTACTGGTATGTCATCAACATGGAAAAGCATTCAAAAAGGATATTTTGGAAGTTATGTTACAGGTACCACATCAGGTGTTACTAATTATTTTTCTGGCTCATCTTATAGCGATATAGAAGGAATGGTGATTGCATTGTTGAGGTCAAGAGGTCGTTATGATGCAAACGAAAATCTTGTTTTTGAATGTTCAGCTGCAACACAGGTTGGTTTTTCTACAAGTGCTACTACTGCTGAAAGTAATCCATTAGCTACTTTTGAATTAACTGGTACATCTAATTTACAAGGTGCATTTAGATATTCATTATCGTTTGATAATACTAAAACCAATTATATAGCGAAAGTACTTGGTAGAACTCCTCAAGACGGTAAAACTGCTATCTTTGTTGAAAATATTTACAAAAATATCTTTGATAATTATGTTGATGAAAATAAAGTTTGGGGAATTAATTTAACTTTAGTTAATTACAATAGAAAATATGACGATTATAAAGAACAATATCAACCAGCAGTAACTCCATATTTTGTATCTGAAATTCGTGGTAATAAAGTTCTTCGTTTATTTAGATTGTGGACAATTTCAGATGGTAATAATGCTAACCAAGAAATTAAAGTATCTATTACTAATATCAGACCTGACAGTAAAGAATTTGATATTGTAATTAGAAGTTATAATGATACTGATAGTAATGTCGTAGCATTAGAAAAATTTTCTCGTTGTACGATGGACCCAACTTCTAACAATTATGTTGCTAGAAAAATAGGTACTATTGATGGTGAATTCGCTTCAAATTCTAATTATGTATTATTAGAACTTGCAACTGAATCTGATACTAGCGATGCATTCCCAGCTGGTTTTGTTGGTTTCCCAATTAGGGATTACGATAAAGATGGTAATATTCCAGCTGTAAATCCAATTATCAGATACAAAACAAAATATGGTACGTTTGAAAATAAACGTAAATTTTATCTTGGTATTTCTGATACTGTAGGTATTGATAATTCATTCTTTACTTATCTTGGATTACCTGATAGTTCATCAATTATTGCTTATACTGCAATGACTAAAGGTTTCCATATGGATTATGCAGCAAGTGCTGTTACAATTGATGGTGTTAAAATTGTATATGATATAAGTGGTAATACTTACAGTCCTATTTTCCATTTTGATGTTGGTAATAGTGAATTCAGAACTGATGCTGGTATTTTAGGTACAGATTATGAAGATATTAGAGCTCGTAAATTTACGACCGTTCCTTATGGCGGTTTTGATGGATGGGATTCTTATAGAACTGAAAGAACTAATACCGATACTTATGCCATAAACGGAACTAAAGGACAGTTAGCTGGACCTGATGGTTTAGAATTATTTTCTAATTATGTACTAAGTAATGGTGAAAATGGAATTACTTCTGATTATTATGCATATCTAGAAGGAATTCTTAGCTTTAAAAATCCAGAATCTGTAAACATTAATGTATTCGCTACACCAGGTATAGATACATTTAATAATAGTAATCTTATCGAAGAAGCAATCGAAATGATTGAAACTGATAGGGCTGACTCATTATATATTGTAACTACGCCTGATGTTGATGCTGCTGGTGATATATTAGCAGTTGAAGATGTTGTTAATCAACTTGAAGATATGTATGATAGCAATTATACTGCTACATATTGGCCTTGGATTCAAGTTAATGATACTGAAAATAATCAGTACATTTGGTTACCACCAACAAGGGATGTAGTACGTAATATTGCTCTAACTGATAATGTTGCATTCCCGTGGTTCGCAGTTGCTGGTGTACAAAGAGGTGATGTTAACTGTATCAAAGCTCGTAAAAAACTTACATTGGAAGAAAGAGATGTTTTATATGAAGGAAGAGTTAACCCAATCGCTACTTTTTCTAGTGAAGGTATTAAGATTTGGGGTAATAAAACAATGCAAGTTGCTGATACAGCACTTAACAGAATTAATGTTAGAAGACTTCTTCTTCAAGCAAGAAAACTTATTTCTGCTGTTTCTATCAGATTGCTTTTCGAACAAAATGATAGTATGATTAGAACTCAATTCTTAAATCTTGTTAATCCTATTTTAGATAACATTAGAACTGAAAGAGGTTTAACTGATTTTAGAGTAACGGTAGATAATAGCCCAGAATCAATTGACAGAAATGAATTATGCGGTAAAATTTATATTAAACCTACAAGAGCATTAGAATTCATTTGTGTTGAATTTGTTTTAACTCCAACTGGTGCATCATTTGATAATATTTAATAAAAAAAATTTGGTGGTATTACCACCAAATTTTTTAATTTGATATATTTATTTAAAAAAGATAATAAATTAAAAAAATATTTTAAATTATGGCTGATTTAATTGTTAAAATGCCTACGCCTTACGAACCAAAGAAAAAGAATAGATGGTTAATTCGTTTTCCTTCAGAATTAGGTATACAAGAATGGTGGTTAGCTAGTGCTGCAAGACCTAGTATTACACAAAATGAGGTTGAAATTCCTTTCTTAAATACTTCCACATGGGTTATTGGTAGATTTGTATGGGAAACTATCGATGTTACATTCCGTGACCCAATAGGTCCTTCGGCAGCACAAGCAATTATGGAATGGGTTCGTTTACATTCTGAATCTATAACTGGTCGTCAAGGTTATGCGGCTGGTTATAAGAAAAATGTTTTCATTGAAATGCTTGACCCTACTGGCGTTGTAGTTGAAAAATGGCAACTTATGGAAACAATGTGTACTAATGTTAACTTTGGAGACCTTTCAATGGATGATGATGGTATTGCAGAAATTACTGCAACATTGAGATTTGACAGAGCAATTTTATTATTCTAATATATATACTTTATTTGTTTGAATTAAAAAAGCATGTACTATTAAGTACACGCTTTTTTATTTTATTATTATAATAAAAGTTTAAGTAAAATTAAAATTAAAAAAGACACTTTAGCTATATTTGAACGTACTATTTTATAATGATATGGTTCTTCAAGTTCAATAGTTGAAAAAATATTAAATAAAAAAGATAAACCTAAAAGTATTAATGATATATAAAACAAACCATTGCTTTTAAAGTTACTTGTAACTGAAATAACCCCAAAAAGAATACCAAATAGTATAGGATATACCAATATAAGTTTCTTAAAAAATTCACTTATTTTTTCTTTTCTTTTTTCTTTTTGATATTCTATTTCTGCTATTGAAATTAAATTATGATTAACATAATCTTCTAATAATTTAGAAGCTTTCTTAGCGTCATTATGAACTATTCTCATTAATTCATTATATTGTTCTTTAGTAAGATTTTCAATATTTTCTTCAATTCTTTCTTTGGTAAGTAAAGTAAAATGTTTTTTAACATTAATTTCATTTATTACCATTAATTCAATGAATTTAATTCTATTTAAATTTTTTAAAAGCTTACTAATAGTAATTGATGAATTTTTTGTTGAAGATTCAATATTTAAAAATTCATTAAGATACTTACTATCTTTTAATATTTTATTTTTTATTTTTGAAGAAATTTTATTAATTTCATCTATTGATATTTTTGTTAATTTTTCAATATATTCATTAAAGTTTGAATTATTAAAAGTTTTATTTTTTAATACATCATTTACAAAATTATAATCATCTTGAATTAATTCATCAATAATTTTTATACTTTCTTTTGATTTTCCGATAATCATTAAAGCTTCGGCTTTGATATATTTTAATTCTTTAAATGGATTTAATTTAATACCTTTATCCGCAGCTTCGATAGCTTTACCAAATTGACCCATCAAAAGATAAGTATATGCCAAATGTTTAATTATATTAGCAGCTTCTATATTTTTACCTGCACTATATGCATAACTAAAAGATTTAGAGATAAATTCTTCTGCTTTTATTAAGTTAATTAAATCATGTCCATAAAGGTATATTAATCCAATATGGTAAAGAACTATATAATTAGTATCGTCTATTGAATTGGCTTTTAAAAAATATTCTAATGCATCTTTATATCGTTCAGGTGATATAATAACCTGTTTTAGAAAATCAAGACCACGCTGAACATAATAAATTCTTTCTTTTTCAAACTCAGGTATTTTAATATACTCATAAATATCAGAAAGAGTCGCATTAGATATACGATATTGTTCTATTAATGCTGCTTGATACATGTCTAATTTATTAGACATGCTATCTAAATGATTATAAAGATTTGAAAACCCTGTTTCTAATGATGAAGCTATATTTGAATTTTCTTGAATCAGTTTATTAATTGCATTAACCTGATTTCTAGAAAGTTCTATTTGAGATTTAATATTAGCTTTTAATTGTTCTTCTGAACTATTAATAATATGTTTAGCTAATTCGATATTAATAATATTTCCTTGTTGAAGTGACCTAATTATTTGGTCATGTTCTGACATTCCAGCATATGAATTAACAAGAATATCACCTTCATGGAATTTATAAGTTGGCGTAAAATGTCCCATTTTTAATAAATTTTAAAAATTATGATACAAAGATAATAATAATTTTTCAATTTACCAAATTTTTTTGCATTTATTTTTAAAAAACTTTACTTATTATATTTATAGGATAGATTAAATATAATTATAACCTATTTTTAAAAAAGTTTTTATAATGGATAAAGATAAACCAAAAGTTTTCCCTACAATGGAACAAATTGCGGCAGCAAATGCAGCTGCTGAAGCTAAAACAGCACAAGAACAAAAAGAAAATTTTATTGTTTCAGAAGCCGAAAAAAGAGCTATTGAACAATTAGAACTTGAGGCTAAAATGCAAATTGAAGCACATAAAAGAGGTGAAAAAATTATAAGACCAGAATTGGCTGAAAACTCAGAAAAAAAATTAAGAGCGGTTGGTGTTTCTTATGATAATCAAACTTCAGAATCTAAAAAACCTATAATTGAAAGACCTACAGTAGAAAATAAACCAATTAAACCTATTACAGATATTCAAAATAAAACATATGAAAAGCCTACTAATGTACCTTATGATGTGATACCATTACCAAGTGAAGGTAAGATATATCCACATAAGAAATCAGCTATTAAAGTGGCTTATCTAAATGCTAGTGATGAAAACATTTTAACTTCTCCTAATATTTTGGAAAATGGCGAGTTTTTAAATATATTACTCAACAGAAAAATATTGGAAGAAGGAATTGAATTAAAAGATTTACATGTAGGTGATAGAAACGCCATCATGATTTGGCTTAGAGCAACTGGATATGGTGAAATGTATCCGATTGTTGTTTACGATAAAAATGGTATTCCATTTGAAACTGAAGTTGATTTAAGTACATTAAAATATAAAAAATTAGGCGCCGAACCTGATAAAAATGGTTTATTTGATTTTAAATTACCTAAGAGTGGAAAAAATATTAAATTTAGATTATTAACCGTTGGTGATATTGAAGAAATTGAAAAATTAGTAGCATATGAAATAGATGAATTAGAATTACCATATGCAAATATCGTTACTCATAGACTTGAAAGAATGATTGTTGAAATTGAAGGTGTTACTGATAAATCTATTATTAAGGACTTTATATCAATTATGCCTGCCGCTGATTCAAGAGCACTAAGAAATTATTATGAAGAAATTGAATCAAATGTTGATTTAAGAATTAAAGTAGAGGTCCCAGGAGGTGACCTCATCGAAACCTTTCTTCCCATTAACATCAACTTTTTTTGGCCTGACCTCGGAGTATAAAATTTATCTTTTAAAGGAAATTTATTATTGTATTAAACACCTTGGTATCTCTTATAGGGATGCTATGGATATGCCTACCTATGAACGTAGATTATTTCTACAATTTTTGCGGGATGATATGATTGAAGAAAAAAGAAAAATTGAAGAAGTTCGCGAAAATAATGTTAATGGAAAAACTGGTCATAGAACAAGAAAAATAAGTGGTGATAAAGTAAAAGATTATGTAAAAAATAATCAACACTTAAATACATAATAGAAAACCAATCTTCTAAATATTTATTATAAAACCATTTAATTATGAAGAAGAAAATTCTTATAACAGAAGGACAATTAGATAGATTGGTTTCTTTTATTATAGAAGCAGATAATCCTAATAATGTACAAAGTAATAATGCAGAAAATTCAATAGATAATGGACCAAGTGATGGGGCTAATGATGGTGTTGATAACGAAAAAAAGAAAAAAGAAGAAGATAAAAAAAATGAAAAAATATTAGAAGAAATTAAAGGTGAATTTAATCGTGGTTTAAATGGAGCTAAACCATGTGATGATATAACTATATGGTTTGGAGATGTAGATGAAGAGGATAAATGGATTTTTGAAAAATTATCTATTCTTATTTTAAGAGTTTTAAGTATTGGAACAGACGGAATGTCAGTTAAATCAATTAATGTTAAGGGTAATTTACCTTTAAAAGAGAATGAAATTTACATGATTAAATTTAATGATTGTTTTAATATTGAAAATAGTGGGGCATATTTAAGATTTTATCTATTAGGAAATGAATTAAACCCAGAAGAAGACCCAAATATTATTAAAACTTTTAATATTAAAAAATTTTTATCATTCGAAGTTATTTCAAATAAAAACAATTGTAAAAAGCCAATAGTAAATGTAAATGATATTTCTATTAAACAAGCAAAATTATACAAAAGACAAGTAGATAAAATTCTCAAATCAATGGAATATACACCTGGTTTATTTGGCATGAACAATATTTTCTTTTTTCCTAAAGGTTTTTCAGCTATGGATGATATTTTAAGTAAGTATGGATTAAGTGTTAATAGGCATAATTATCATGAAGATAATGTAGTCTTTAATATCCTTGAAAAACCTAAAAAGGGTGGTTTTGAGAAAAATGCATATATAAAGGGAATTATTGATTTTGAACATAATATTAAAGTTGGTGAATGGTTATTTGAAGTTCCTAAAGACCAAAAAATTTCTAAAGGTCAAATATTTAATGTAAATGTTTATAAGGTAACATCAAAAACAAAGGTATTTCAGTATAAGACAAAAATTGAAATTTTAGGACTAGGAATAGAAGATGAAAAATATATTGAAAATAAAAAAAATACTGAACTATCTAAACCTGCCGAACTTGTTAAACCTAATTTATCTACAACCAATACTCCAACTGAAAATCCTAATTATAATAATGAAAAATCAAACCAAACTTCTACAACACCTACAAGTAGTAGTACTGGTACTATGGGATAAAACATTTAATAAATTATGGCATTATCTAGTGACGAAGTAAGAAAATTAAGAGAAGAACTTGAAGGTGCTGCAATGGCTCAAAAAAAATTGCAGACATCTGTTAAAGGATTAGTTACACAATATGCTGACGTATATAAACTTGCAAAGCAAATTACAGATGCTAAAGCTAAACATGCCCGTGCTACTGAAAAAATTAAAAAGATTGAAGATGAGATAAATTCTAAAAAATATAGTGGAAAAAAATTAGATGACCTAAAACAGGAACTTGCAATCAGAACACGAATATTAATACAAAATAAAAAATTAATTAATGATTATCAAAAACAATTAGATTTACTAAAAAAACAAGCATTTAGTTTACAAAATATTGCAAGTGCAATAGGTAATTCGATATATAAAGGTTTAAAAAGTAGTTGGAAAGAATACCAACAATTTGATAAAGCGGCTAGAAGTACCGCAATATCAATGGGTCTTACAGGTAAAAATGTTGATGCTTTCAGAAAAAGTCTATCTAGGGTAGCAGTTACAACATCTAAAATTGGATTTAACTATGAAGATTTAGCTAAAGCTCAAGGACGTTATTCTGACCAATTAGGAAGAGCCGTTGTTTTATCTGATAAAGGATTAGAATCAATCGCGAAAATCTCAGAAGGAACTTTATTAGGAGCTGAAGGTGCTGCTGACCTTGCTGCTTCAATGGATATGTTTGGCATATCGGCTGAGGTCGCATTAGACAGAGTTCAAGAAACAGTAGATTTGGCTAGTAAAATGGGTGTAAATGCTACTAAAGTTGTAAAAATAATGCAAGATAATCTCAAACTAGCTAATAAATACAATTTTAAAGACGGTACTAAAAATATAATGAAAATGGCTGCAATGACAGCTAAATTTAAGTTAGAGATGGAATCGGTTGCATCTATGGCTGAAAAATTATTTGAGCCAGAAGGAGCAATAGAAATGGCAGCTAATCTTCAGGTATTAGGTGGTGAATTTTCAAAATTAGCTGACCCTTTTAGATTAATGTTTATGTCTAGAAATGATATGGAAGGTCTTCAAAAATCAATAATTGAAGCAACTAAAGGTATTGTACAATTTAATAAAGCATCTGGAGAATTTGATATATCGGCGCAAGAATTACATAGATTAAGAAAAGTTGCAGATGCAACTGGAATTTCGGTTGAACAATTAGTACAAACTGCTAGGGAATTTGCAAAAGTTGATATGATTAAAAAAAATATTAAATTTAGCATTCCTAAAGATTTAGAAGATTTTGTAACTTCAGCTGCTCAGTGGAGTAAAGAAAAAAAAGGGTTTGTTTTAACATTTTATGATAAAGAAGGAAATAAAACAGAAAAATTAGTTAATGAATTAGATGAAGCAACAATTAAAATGGCTAAAAACACCGCTGAGGATTTAGAAAAAAGAGCTTTACAATCAAAAACATTTGATGAAACACTTTCTAATTTAATTACACAATTAAAGGCTTCACTTTTACCGTTGCTTCAAGGTATTGATAAAGGTTTAAGAGGTCCATTAGATAAATTGATGAAATATTTATCAGATGAAAAAATTATTGAAAAATTTTCAAAAATTGCTGAGAAAATAGGTGGATTTGCTGAAAGTATAATTGAATTTATGGTGGAAAAACCAGGATGGATTGCTAGTATTGCTATTGCTTTTGAGGGTGTTAAATGGCTTATGTATGGTAGAATGCTAGGTGTTGGATTTAATTCAGTTGCTAGAGTTGGTGGTGGATTTAGAGATGGTGACGGTGGTGATTCTCTTATAGATATGGTCACTGGAAAAGGTAAGGGAAAAGGTAAGGGAAAAGGATACGGAAATTTTAGCAAAAGTAAAATGAAAAAACTTCAAAAAGCTGGATATAGACAAAATAAAGCTGGGATGTGGATGAAACCTGGAAGTTCAAAATTTGCTAGTGCTGAAGAATTAACTAAAGTAGCTGGTAAAGGAGGTTTTTTAAGTAAACTTGGTAAGGGTAAAAATCTTTTAAAGCCAGGACCTTTAGCTTTGTTAGGTTTAGGTGTTGATTTAGGAAATGAAGCGTTAAAAGGTATGGGTGCTTATGAGGAAGGTAGTGGATGGGATAAAGGTTTAAATTTTGGTTCATCAATTGCTGAATATGCTGGTTTAGGAGCTATGATTGGTAGTGCTTTTCCAGGTATAGGTACTGCCTTTGGCGGAATAGCTGGTGGAATATTTGGTGCTGGAAAGGGGATTTATAATAATTTTATTGCAGAGCCTGAAGTAGTTAATCAAGATATTGGATATAAAGATATTAACACAGAATTTGGTTCAGGTGGTTATTATGTTAATGATGCTATTATAAGACCTGGAAAACCACCTATAATTCCAGATAAAAATGATTTTATTTATGCAGCTAAAAGCGGCGGACCTATTGAAAAAGCTTTATCAAGTAGTGGAAATATAACTATCGAATTTAAGCCGTTGAAGATTGAAGGTAAAATAGATTTAACATCAAATGGTAGTCTTTTAGGTAGTATTGATTTAGATAAAAATCCTCAATTTATAAGAGAATTGAGTAAATATATCCAAGAAGAAGTTGGTAGACAAGTTAATGGTGGACATTTATCACCTAACGTAACTACATAATAGCTGATTATTAATTAATTAAAATTATTTATAAAAATTTTTTCAAAAAAACTTGACAATTGAAGAAAAAAACAGTATTTTATATTTATATAAATTATAATAATATAATATATTAATTATATATTATATATTATTTATCATATATTAGCTATTATAAATTACTTATTAGCTATTTTTATTTTCTTATTTATCTTTTTATTTATCTTTTATTAAATATTTTTATTATTAATTATACGCGCGCGCGCGAGGAAAAGTATTTTTTTAATCATATACTTTATTTATGAAAAAATTCTATTAGATTGTATTTATATAGAAATAAACAGTTATGCCAAGTGAAACTATAAACTCAATTAGTCCTGATATTAGGGATGCATTATTAAACAGGAATTTAATACCGTTTACTAATGGAATGAGTGCTTATGGATTAGGACAACCAATTTCTATTGAATTAACGTATCCTTTAGCTTCTCAGAATGTTACTACTATTGATAATAATCCAATTGTTGGTAATGCTTCGGATATTAGAGAAGCTCATACTGATTTAAATCCATATAAAGCTAGTAATGGTGCATATGAACAAATAGACATTACTACTGGTGGATTAGTTGGAAATTCAAATACTGATTTTATATCAGATGAATATATTCCACCAACTGATTTATCTGAATCACCTTTAACAGACCCAATAAATAAATTTCCTTTTGGTGGAACTACTCCGTTGAAATTTTTAAGTACTCAAAATTTATATGGTGGATGTAATCAATATGAAGATGTTAGTCAAGGGTTATATAAATTAAACCCAATTTCTGACCAAATTTGTAGTTATTTAGATGAAAAAGGTGGAATAAGAGGATTACCGCCTACAACGGCATATGATATTTTAGGTACTTTATTAACTGGTAGACAAATTGGGTTTACCCCAGATGGTCCAGAACCTAATTTTGATATAAGAAGTTCAATAATTGGCAGAATTTTAGCTCCAACAATTGGTGATACTCCATTAGGATTAATAGGAGCACAATCATTATTAAACCACATGTTAGCAAATATTAGTTCAAACTTACAAGAGGATACACTCGGAAGAATTAATATTCATGGATTGTTTAATAAAAATGAAGATTTAATAATTCCTAATTGGGAAATTACTGATAGAAAAGGATTTTTTGGTAACATTAAAGATGTTTTTGAAAATCTTAGTGGAAGCCAACTTGCTACTAGGGATATGATTGGTGCTGATGGGTCTATGATTGACGGGGAAGATAATTCAGAAACATTATTAGACAGGTATACTGGTAAGGGTCAAGTAAATGCATTATTTTTTAATCTAGGACAAAATGAAAGTTTAATTAAGAGCGTTAATGGAAAAGACGTTTTTATTAGCAGGTATACACCACCATATGAAGATAAAAGACTTTTAAAAAGTAAAAGTCTTCCTGATAATATTTACACAACCAATCAATTTCCAAAAATTGATAATACTCTTAGAACTGTATTAAGTGAAAGTGATAATAAAACTAATGAATTTTCTTGGGTAAAAGGCAATCAAGATGATGTTAAAGAAGGTTTAGACCAATTACAATTATCATCTATAATGAACAACGTAATTGGGATTAACACTGGTATAGGTAAAATATATGGTAATCCATTTTTCCCTTTTAAAACCAGTTTATTATATAAAACTCAAGAATTATTCAATAATGATAATATTGATAGAATATTATTAGGTAATTCTCACTTTGGAAAAACAGAAAAATCAGAACTTCAACGTCAAATATCAGAAGGAAATAATTTAATTTCAAAAGGTAGTGCTGTTATGGGTTTGCATTCTGATAATCCTGCTGAAGCAAATCCATTTTGTAGAACATGGACAACATATAGACGTTATAATCAAGTTAAAAATTTGCAAAAACATAGTGGATTATATGATAATTCAATAACTCGTTATAGAAATAATATTCAAGCATCTGTATTAGATGACAATGGATTTGTAAAAATTAGTCCATATATCGATTCTTATGAGATTAAAAAATATATGTTTTCTATTGAAAATTTAGCATGGGCTGATAGAGTTGCTGATTTACCGTCATGTGAAGTTGGAAATGGTGACCCCCTTAATCCTAACATTAAAGGAAGAATAATGTGGTTCCCACCATATGATATTTCTTTTAATGATACCGTATCTGTAAATTGGGAAGGAACCAATTTTATTGGTCGTGGTGAACCAATTTATACATATAACAATACAGAAAGAAGTGGTACGTTATCTTGGAAAATTATAGTTGACCATCCATCATTTATTAATGAACAATCTTATAGAACTAATCCTTTACTTGATGATAACTATCATACAGGAATTTTTGCTGGATGTCAAGAAATTCCAAATGCTGATATTGAAATTAAAGAAACGATTGAAGAAGAAGAAATTGAATTACAACAAGAAGTTACAGTTTCAGAACAAATAGAACCAAAATATTTTGTTGTTTATTTTCCAAATGATTTATGTACAGAAGAAGCATTTAATGAATATCTTGATATTACAAAATCTAGATATTATGAAGATGGCACTAGTAATGAAGGTTTAGGTACAACAACAGCTATAGGTGGTATTTTTGCAGAAAGAAGAACCTCGTATCCAGATAATACAAATTTTGGATTTAATGCAAAAGACTGTAAATTCAGAAATCAACCATCTTTATTATATGAAATTGATACAACGGTTAAAGAACTTTTAACTTCTTGTCCAAAGTGTAAAATTAAAATATCTGGTTATGCAAGTAAACAAGGACAAGGTACTAATACTCAAAGAGTAGAAAAAAATAAACAATTATCTCAATGTCGTGCAGAAACAATTAAAAAATTTATTATTGATAAATTAAAGTCTAGTATACCAGATATAGAAAATAGATTTAGTAAAATAGAAGGAGAAGGTGAAACAAGTCCTATTTCAACATTCGATAATGATGTAAATAAAAATAATATTGATAGTTTAGCTCAAAAATCATGTAGATATACATATATTTCAATTTCTTAT